GCTGCACAGATTGCTGACAGCAAAGCTCCTGCGTTAGCTATTGGAACTCCTTGGTAATGATTGCAGAAATCTCCGCAGTTGTAGGTATCCTAAAGGCTCTTAACGATGGCATTGCTACCGTTAAAGAATCTGGGGATCACTTGTCAGGTCTGTCGGGATTATTTACTAGCCTCACTGACAGCAAGGTAGCTGTAGAGAGCATTGAAGAGGCTACGAAGGCAGGCGATCATGTACTAACACAGGAAGAGGCTCTGGAGCTTGCATGGGCTAAGAACGCCATACGAGAGCAGGAGAAGGAGCTGAAGAAGATAACGCCTAAGCACGTCTGGCGTGATATGCTGATGATCCAGAACAAGTCTATACTGGATCACAAGCACAAGCTGGAGAAGGCTAGGCTGGCTAAACTCAAGAAGCAACGTCAGATAGGTGACGCAGTTAAGAATGTGCTGGTCACAATCGCGGTGCTAACTATATTTGGCGGCAGTTACTACATGATTAACGGAGGATTCTAGTGGAATATTTACTCGATTTATATGTGCTTGTAACGTCACTGGTTACAATAGCCAGCGTAGTGTGCAATTACACCGATACACCGAAAGACGATGAATTTGTTGCAAAAGCCTACAAGATTTTGGAGCAGTTCGCATTCCTTGGCAATAAAGCCAAACAATAACCTGAAAGGAGCATGACATGGGCGAGAAAAAAACAACTCCCATAGTGATAAACGAAGTAGAGTACATTTTTGAAGACATGACTGAGCAGCAGCAGGTAATGGTAAATCACTGCGCTGATCTGGATCGTAAAATCAAATCCACACAATTTAACCTTGACCAACTTACTGTCGGCAAAGATGCATTTGTCGCTATGCTGACTGGTAGTCTGCAAGCTGAGGACTAAAAATGGCGACTGTCAAAGAAGCCCTGATACGATTAGAAGGCCACGAGAAAGAATGCGCTATCCGTTATCAGAATATTGAAAAGCGTTTAGATGAAGGCTCTCAGCGATTCAGAAAGAGTGAGATGATGCTTTGGGGTATGTATCCCCTGATTATCGGCTTATTCCTGATAGAGAAGAACATACTGTGAGCATTGTCGCTTCACTCATCGGCCCCGTGACGGGCTTACTCGATAAGTTCGTGGAGGACAAAGATCAAAAGGCCCAGCTTGCGCATGAAATCAGCACCCTCTCGGATAAACATGCACAGGAACTTGCACTGGCACAGGTTGCGCTTAATACCGCAGAAGCCAAAGGCAACTGGTTCCAGTCAGGATGGAGGCCAGCAACAGGCTGGATCGCGGTCTTGGCTCTTGGAGTAAATTACCTGGTCTCGCCTATTGCTGCTGGGTTCGGCATTGATATACCTCAAGCAGATGGTGGCACACTTATGCCTATACTGATGGGCATGCTTGGGCTAGGTGGCATGCGTACATTTGAGAAGACTAAGAACATACAGGGTAAATAATCATGGCTGAGTATTTCACGGCTAAAGAGCTAACATGCCAATGTGGGTGCGAGGCTATCGAGTTTGACCTGACCTTCCTGGCTACCCTAAATGCTATCCGTGAAGAGTGCGGATTCCCGTTTACGTTATCCTCCGCCTACAGATGCCCTCAGCATCCCATAGAAGCCCGTAAAACGAAGCCTGGGGCGCATTCATCAGGTAAGGCAGTAGATATTGCCTGTTCAGGAGAAAAAGCCTTAGAAGTCATTAGGGTGGCACAAAAGCACGGTATACAGCGTATCGGTATACAGCAGAAAGGTTCTGGTCGGTTTATCCACTTAGATAGCTGCACAGAGAAAGATGGATTCCCTTCCCCGGCTATCTGGTCTTACTAATACAAACAAATATGTTTACTTAACATGTCGATGCTGTATACTTTATTCTCCAACCTAGGAGAATATAATGAAACAATCAGTGAATATCGACGCATTGTCAAACGCACTTTGGTGCGCTCAATCAGAGATGGGCGGCGCAGTAAAAGACTCATCCAATCCTTTCTTTAAGTCCAGCTACGCCGATCTAACGTCTGTAATTAAGGCTATCAAGCAGCCTCTCTCAAATCATGGTTTAAGCTATGTGCAGTTCCCGATCAATGACGGGGATTCTGTAGGCATTTGTACGCGACTCATGCATGTATCTGGGCAGTGGCTTGAGAACGATATAGTCTTTCCCTTAGCTAAGAAGGACAGCCAGGCTTTGGGCAGCTTTCTCTCATACATTCGTAGGTACTCTCTGACATCTATCTTTGGCCTGCCGAGTGTAGATGACGATGCCGAATCAGCTATGGTTAGAGGTGATGATAAGAAGCTAATCACCGACGATCAGATCATATCCATCAAGAAATTACTTGATGAGACTGGTACTGATAACGAGAAGTTCTGTAAGTGGCTTAAAGTAAGTTCTGTTGACCACATCTCAGCCATGCACTACGACAGAGCAGTAGCTGCCCTTGAGGCGAAGAAGTGATTATCCTTGATCACGAGCAGGGAACGGAGGAATGGCTTGCGGCCCGTAGAGGTAAGCCATCAGCTAGTATGTTCTCTAAGTTAATTACCATGACTGGTAAGCCCTCGTCTTCTGCGATTGGTTACATCGATGAGCTGGTGGCTGAGGTTATTACCGGGGAGACTGAGCATTTCAGTAACTCTCACACAGAGCGTGGCACTGCGCTTGAGCCAGAGGCTAGAGAATCCTACGAGTTTATTACCGACAATGAGGTGCTAGAATGCGGCTTTATTGTAGACCCTACGTTCAGCTATGGCTGCTCACCTGACGGCCTGGTAACAGAGAAAGGCCAATCCGTGGGTGGCCTAGAGATCAAGTGCCCTGCCGCGAAAACGCAGGCATCGTACTGGAGAGACCCTACATTAGCGGTAAAGAAATACTGGTGTCAGATACAAGGTTGTATGTGGCTTACCAATCGGGAATGGTGGGATTTATTTACCTACCATCCCAAAATGCCTCACGTTCTAGTCAGAGTTGACCGGGACGATGAGTTTATAGAGAAAATGGCCGTAGAAGTTAAGGCGGCTGCAACTGCAATTAAAACCCAAGTGGAGAAGAAGCAATGAGTGAGTATGAAACACGCGACAACAGTGGCGCTATCTTTAAGAATGACCGCAAAGAGCAAGAGAACCAGCCTGACTACAAAGGCTCTGCACGAGTAGGCGGTATTGATTACTGGGTCAGCGTATGGCTTAAAACGTCTCAGAATGGCGTTAAGTTTATGTCTACCGCGTATACGGCGAAAGATGCCCAGGCTGCTCCGGCACAAGCGCCAAAGCCGGATAATATGAGTATGGCAGAGCTAGAGTCTGACATTCCGTTCTAGCGTAAAAAAGCCCCCCTTCCGGGGGGCAAACCATAGGAGGTGAAGCAATGCCTCACCATCCGATAATAACACAGGAATGATTGAAATGACCAATGCAGGCAAGTGCCTAAAGATTCTACAGGCTAGATTTGGCATCAGCAGTGTAGAGCTGGCTAAAAATATGCAATGTCATCCACAGCAAGTACTGCGCTGGAGAAGCCAGGAGAACATGAAACTGCACACATTGCAGAAGATATGCCGGATGAGTGACATTACTTTGGATGAATTTTGTGAGATGGAAAGGTAGAAAAACAAAACCCCCTGTTACGGGGGCTTTACTTTAAGTCGGGGAAGGACTTATACTTGTTGTGCGAAGAACAAGATGTCAAAGTATACCACAAGGTATATATCACAGTAGTCTATTTCACTGTCTGATAACGTCTTTTAAAGTCTGATAACGTCTTATTCGCAAATAGTGCTTGGGCTAGAGCAGCCATGAATTGACATGGCCCTTCGGGTGGCGAACTCCATAATAAATGCCATAGTCGCGGTTGACCCTCCGCGCATAGCCTCAGAAGCAGATCGGTTTCTGCTGACGAATAGTTTGGATATACGATACAAGCATTGTTTCAACCGCTAAGTCGCCACGGCCCTTAGATCGATTTTTTTGCTCATGCAAGCAAAAGGGTTTATATTATCCTTAAATAAGTTAACAATAAGTAACAAAGTAAACATAAAGAAACATTTATTATTAGCTGGGTGAGGCGGGAGCCGAGCCATTACTTACATAAAACATAGGAAACAATGATGTGGATATTGCCAAGGAATTACCAACTGTCATCGCATTTTGCGCAGGATATGGTGGAATCGAAAGAGGACTTGACCTTACCGGGTTTGAACATAGAGTCATCGCTTATGTGGAGATCGAAGCCTTCGCTATTGCGAACCTGGTTAACAAGATGGAAACAGGGAAGTTACCTCCCGCACCTATTTACACGGATCTTAAAACCTTCCCGGCGCACCTCTTTCGAGACCGCGTTGACCTCATCACTGGAGGTTATCCCTGCCAGCCGTTTTCAGCAGCAGGACAGCGAAAGGGAACCGATGACCCAAGACACCTGTGGCCATTCATACGGCGACACATTGCAGCAATTAGACCTCATCGAGTGTTCTTTGAAAACGTCGAGGGTCACATCTCGCTTGGACTGTCCTCAGTTATTG